TCACAGTGATAGTTTTAACTCATGCCAGCCGTACGTTTGCCAGCACTCTGAATCACCGAGGAAGTAACACCCGGCAGGATCGCCGGGCAGCTTGTCTTTACACTTCCCGCAGCAGCGCTCACTGAGCGCCGCCAACTGCTTTTTTAGCTCGGCGTTATCCTTCCGGATCAGTATTGTTATGTACTCGTCCATGTCATACGGTTCACGTTGCGGCCGTCGGGCCGCGCAGTTTTCCTTTAACATTTCCACTTCTTGCTGATCCAACTTCAGTTCAAATGGAACAACACCGGATTTGCGTAGCCGTTCGCGCTGTGCCGCTTTGCGTTCTGCTGCTGTCTTAGCCATTGTCACCCTCCGGCGCTGCTGCCAGCAACCCGCGCACCGCTGTGAATGCCGGTGTCACATACTCAACATCTTCGGTGCATACCGCGTCGATGTTATTCAGCGTGTCGCCCATAAATTCCATGGCCTGTAACGCCAGTGTGAGAGCCTCGCGCACGTTATCCGGCAACCTGTAACCCTGGCTTACAGGTTGAGCCTGCACTGCTGGCGCAAGGCCCACACTTAAGCTCGCCCCAGGACACGCGGCTATACACCGGTCTACCAGTGCTACAGGATTGGCATTGGCTGGAGCTGGCGGGGCGGTGTAGAGAGGGGCATAAACCGCAACATCATCGGCCGCATTCGGTTGCTGCTCCAATGTCATGCATACACCTGAGAATTTGTTCAGGTAGGCCACCGGCTGCGCCTCCCGGTTAGCCAGGAGTTCGCGGGCCATGGCCTCGGCTTCTTCTGCCGGAATCATCACGTTGTGGCCAGCGCCGTACTTAGCGCGCCACGCCGCGATGGTTTTCAACCTCTCGGTCGTTAGTGTCTGTGTCATGGCTTCACCTTCATTCCCTTTCCAATGCCTTCAATTACTTCAGTAAGAGACTGCTTGAACCAATTCATTGGTCCCGTATAACCATCAAACCTGGCACCCTTGGCGTTAATCTTCGCAACGGTGATATCGCTTGCGGCCTTGATAGCTGCAATTGCAACTTGCTCTGAAAATTCCATGGCTACTCATCCCCCTCTACCCATCCGCGCGATGTGCTGCGGATTATCCCTTTCTTACGCAGGGCCTGCAGCCGGCGGTCAAGAACACGGAATGCATCATCGCTATCCTTGCCCTCAGTTCCAGCTATAGACGTGCAATAACCGCGGACGCACCCACCAAACAGCTCGCTAAATGTCGTTGGTGTCGAGCCAATTTTTCGCAGAATCGCCGCATCCAGATTTTCGTATTTGCTCACTGTTCACCCCCCTTTACGGTGAAGGTGAAGCCAGCGGAGCGGATTGCTTCGGCGCACTGGTCGTGGGTTCTATTCTGCTGCTCAAACTGCACCTGAACGATGCGGGGCGGGTTAACCTGCCCGGATACATCCCAGCGCTTAGGCAACCGCACCGGCGTAGCCAGCAACGCTTTCAGGTGTGCAATTTCCGCCTGAGCGCTGTCATTCATGATGATTAGATGTTTGGCTGCATCCTGTGCCTTCTGGAACTTTCCGGCATAATCGGTAGCGATAGATTCCAGCTCGGCGATGCGCGTATCGCGAGCGTAAATGACGCTTTCTAGCGATGCCGACTTGCGCTGTTCTGTGCCTACACCTGCCTGGAGCTGGATAACCCATCGTGCCAGCTCGCCTTTCTCATCATTCCGCAAACTTAGATCTTCGAGTAGATATTTATCGATCATCACAGCTCCCCATTGCGAAGGTCATCAGCGAAAGAAAACGCCTCTTGGCTCGCAGTGGCCCAATGCCGCTGCGCTTCATAATCTGGGAAGGTTTCGTCACTGGCCCATGACTTGAATGCTTCCGCCAGTTTCTCTACGCCCCTGATCTCCGCCTCAGATACGCGCTGCTCTGCTGCCTCGGCGCGCTTCTTCCATCCGGCAGACTCTCCAATCCAAAATTGAGCCACCTTATCCAGGGCGGAGACGTACTCTTGCGAGTAAATGAAGTGTGGGCCATCCGGCAACGCATGGCCCGCTGAACTCCATGCAACGGCAAACATATTTCCATCTGGTCGGCCGCGTTGAACGTCAACAGTCGCCACCGGCTTGCTCAGTTCGCTCAGATTATTGTCCATCAGGGGTATCCTTCAGGTAGTCCAACAGATTCAACACAGCCCAGCAGTAAGCCAAAAAGAAAACCCCACCCACGACATACCCAATGGTTCCATTCTCAGTGACATCAATGACTACAACCTGCAGCATCGATACAGCCAAGACCAAGATGCGAAGTAACCAGATAAACTTACTCATTTTTTCTCCTGAGATACTGACCGTTGTGCGCGGCGCTGGCGGCGTGATGGCTTGACGTGCTGCCACACGAATGGCGGGGTGTTGGCGTTGTATACCTGCCACCGCCGGTTGCTGATTTTGAAGCAGTCGGCATAACCGGCAATCGGAACCCAAAGTGTTATCCGCGCCCGCCGGTTGCTCTTACGCTTAGCCATTTTTCACCTCGGTATCCGTCGTAATCGCCTGCACCACCGGCCTACCAATGATCCGAATATTTGATTCCCCTTTGAATAACCTCCCCAGGCGGCCGACGGCCTGTTCCAATGCCTGCCGGTAAACCTGCTCGATCTTGCACTCTGGCCCCCACGAACCGAGATTTGTCAGCTCAAGGGTGAGAGTGACCTTTGCGCCGGTTTTTGTTCTGACGATTGGCTTAGCCATTGCTCTGTGCCTCAGTGTTGAAACCTCGCTCAGTGAAAAACGCAAGGCCATTTCGATATGCCTCAATCAGATCCGCCGCGTCACTTACAAACTCAGCAGACCATTTTTTCTGTACTTCCACGCCATCACGTAGCTTTTTTACGATTACGCGCTCGATGTATTCCCGGCGAGCCTCAAGCAGCTCCGGCGACGCCTCGGTCATGTAGAATTTGAGTTGCTCAATCACGCTCTACCTCCTGGCTGTGCCGGCGGTTCCAAGCCCTGATAGCCATATCTCGCTTACCTGTTCCGATGAACTGCGCTGATTGTGCGTCGCAGCCATGACAGCGAACGATGTAGGAACCCATGCCGCCATCGTCTTCCGGATACTGCTGGAATGCTTCAACGTCTTTCCCGCCGCAAAACGGGCAGGGCTTCAGTTCATTTGCTGGCATCACTGTCCTCCTTGCGGAAATCATCGGCAGAGTTAATACCGTTCAGCCAGACGCCTTCTCGTTCTTCAATAATCGAACGAACCAGGTGAGCGGCACTCACGATACTTTCCTTGATGATGGCCAGGTCGCGATTGCGGTCGGCGGTCTTCATCTTTTCACCTGCGATAGCGGCAGAGATATGCGCCGATACAAGGCCATCTAACAGCTTGCGGATTTCCAGGCTGTCAAAGTCGCCTGGGTATTGGACTTGTTGCTGCATCACTGGGCGCTCTTTCATTTGGCCTCCCGCAGCTCGTCGGCGTACTGCAAGACATCTCTGCCGATGGCTTTAATCAGTTCCTGCTTTTGTCCGGGCTTATACCGCAGCGATACTATTCCGACACGATTAGCGGCCGCTTCAACACCTTCGATTTTCGCCTGCAGGCGCACAGCGGCAAGGGCTGCGGAGGTGGCTGGGGTTTCAACAGCACACATGCTTTGAATATGTGGCGACAATCCGTAGCATTCGGAAATCAAAGAAAGCGCTGCGCCCTGCGCCGCATTCTCCACAGCCAGCGCATCGCACTTGATCAACGCAGCTGCTGCGTCGGAAAAGTACCCTTTGCATTTGGCTTCCGACATTAAAAGCTGGCGCTCCAGCGCATCGCGCTCAGCTTTAACCGTGGTCGCTTCATTCAATTTCCTGACCAGATATTCCGCTGTGCTCTCGTTAACTAAAATGTCTCGAGGCATGCACTTTCCGCGCAGGAATCCTTCCATTTCGTATACGTTCATGCGGCACCTACCTGTTGGCTATTCAGTTGATAGGCAATGGCCATCTGCTCGGCATCGTTCATAGCGTCATGCAGGGAGTTGTGCTTAACCATCGCGAAGCATGGCTGGTGGGTTTTAGGCAGGTAACCTTTGGTGCCTTTGGTCATGGCATCGATATAGGTCCGCACGTCGCGCTTACCGCCCCAGTGCCACGGACATTCGATCTCATACATTTTGTAGGCGTGCTCAAGGATAGAGCCGTCAAAGTCGGTACCACGGAAGAAGACGCGCGCACCTGGGTGTTGCTTAATCCAGTTAGAGAGCAGCCCGAGGCATTGACGCAGCGGTTCACGTTCGCCGATCAACGCGTCCTGCGCGTCTTCGCCTTGCTGACGCCACCACGTTTGTGTGCTGGCGCTGACGGTGCGGCCTTTCATCAATTGGTCGAATGTGTCAGCCAGGCTGTAAAATGCATTGGCTGAAAAGTCTGCCAGCTCGCTATCGCGCGCCACCTGGATGATGCTTTTCTGTGTCTGGTGAACATCGTCAATATCGAAAGCAAACGCGCCGATGGAAAGGAGCACTGCGGATGGAGCAGTGTCCAGCGTCTCAGTATCGATCGTGATTGTGTTGATCATCACAGCACTCCCCATTCAGTCAGCTCATTGAAGCGAGCAACGAACATTGCTCGAGCCTGCACCGGCATAACCGGGTTAATCACGATGTCAGCTGGGAAGATGCCTTCCAGCATTGGCCATGCCTGTCCATCATCGATATCAAGATCTCGGCGCTCGGTGGCCAGCATGACCAGGTCTGCATACTTCACAGCGATATCTATCTGCAGAGGCAGGCCGAAGCGCTGGCGGATCACTGCGTCGAGTTGGTCTTCGATGCGTTGGTAATCCGGCAACAGTCGTTTCAGCGGGGCGGGGATATCTTTGCAATAGGCTTCGGTGGCATCGTGCATCAGCGCCTCAAGGGCGAACTCTGGCGCCACGATTTGGCTGCACAGCACTGAGTGTTGCGCCACGCTGTAGAAGTTCGGCAGATGGCCGGCAAACCGACACTCATGGGACAGTGCCTGGGCAATATCCTCAATGCAGATGCTTTTGATCGCCGGCGCCGCAAAGTCCAAGTGGCGACCTGTAAAAGTGGTAATCCAGCTCATACGTTAATTCCCACACGCTGATTTTCGGCAAAGCGAATCCCTGCCAGAATTGGCAATTTTCCGCAGATAGAAAATCGAGTTTGAAGAAGGGAGGCCAGACGCCCGCATAGCGCTGGCTCCCGGTTAATTACTCACACATCAGGTGGCGCACTGGACCGGGGCTTTATACTGTGTAAGGGATAAGGTGAACCCGAAACAGTACGCCACCTGATATGTGAAAAAATAGCGGCCAGCCTATGAACATTATCTTCACTCCTCACGGGTTGAAGTTCGGCGTGGCCGCCAAAGACTCCACACAGCAATCGCATTTCCGCCGGATATCTGCGCTCGCTCTCGCTGCAGTGCGGCCGGCGCCGCGCATAAGGTGTGGTGGCTGGTAAACAACGCCCCCGAAGTTTCCAGCCTTGAACCACATTGGGCTGCTCACTCATGAGGTAGGATCCTTCACCGCTCCCAGAACTAAGGGAAAGGTCGAGTGAGCATTCCGATGTGCGCCGGTTACCCGGCGACTGCCACCACTACGAACAAAACAACCAACCAAAACGGGGTACAGACCACAACGCTATAGAGCACTGCCTTCCAACCTTGTGAGCTCATGATTGCCTCGGTGCGCCCCGTAGGGTGCGGGTTAGTAACCCATCCTGCGCTCATGGGCGCATTGGCGGAGGAATTCTGCTTCTGCGCGGGCTTCGATGCGCTGCATCACCAATTCGCGCTTTTCAGCGAATGTCATTGCCGCCACATCAGGTACTTTGACCTTGCCGCTGCCACGGCAATCAGGGCAGGGCACATCGTAAAGGCCGCTCATGTAGGATTCGCGGTCTTCATCACCCCATTGCTCCCATTCACTGGAAGTTATGCCGTTTGAAAATGCTGGGTTATCGACTTTGCCGTGGCCTTCGCAGCAGCCGCAGATCGCCCATCTGAACTTTGAGAATTGCATCGTGTAACCCTCTGCTGTGAACCTGGTAAGCGAATCATCCCGATCTTCGTGTGCCTCGGGCAGCTACTTCGTGGGCGTCCTGCCTGTTCGCTGTCGATGGGTTAACATTAAGATATCTTAAATTTAAAGTCAATATTAAAGTGAAGGTAACTTAAATAAGTGACTTTGACATTGGGTGGGTGTAATTTGATTAAAATTTGTACGGAGGTGGCATGGAAACGAATTGGGAAGATGAGCGGGCGGCTTTTATGGCCGGTGAAATTGGCGAGGCGGTGATGCAGCTGGTGGTTGACGGGTCAGAGGTTTGCCAGGCAAGCATCGTTGACTATCTGGAGCTGAAGAGGAAGACGGTGGGTAACACGATTCACAAGGGAGTTCTGCGAGATGCTGCAGCGTTCGTTAGGCGGGGGAAGTAGGGCGCAAAAAAACCGGCACGGTGGCCGGGTAATCGATGCATTGTTGAGTAGGGTAAAGCTACTATTCAACCTTTTGGTGATCTGTCATTATCAGCGTTTTTTTGTCCTGCCAATATGAGCTTAATATCATTTATCCCACTGTTTGTAGTAGCAAAACCACTATCTACCCTACTTTCAAGCTTATCGACTCTTGCAGAAACCTCTGACTTGCTTGTGTTGATAACAGTAGTCAATTCCTGACGCGAAGAGTTTATTTTGTCATTGATTGAATTGGATATGGTCCAAGAAGCTGTCACTGCGATAGCTACGATGCCCAACAATGAAACGCCAATTCCAATCCACATTTGTGTATGAGTAACTAATTTGCTGGTCATGTCATCTCCTCTTTGAGGTACATCTATACCAGCAGTATAGAACCGCGGCGATGCATCAAAGTTATGTGATGGTACATACCTATCCTGAGAATGCAATGGGCGATTTCTGTATGGTGTCTGGACAAGAATCTGAAAATCGTCTAAGGTCTGAGCCTTGACATACTCACCCTCCCGATGTTTCATCCCCATCCACCTTATCTTGCCTTACATAGTTTTGTTCTTTGATATTTTTTTCAACTGTTTTGTAGTTAAAAAGATGCATAAATCCACAATTTTGGCATTGCATCATTAGCAGATCTAAGCTGCGACTTCGGAAGAAACCCGCTTTTGCCTTCCCTTCCACGGGGAGGAAGGTGCCTGGTAATGTTGGCAATACAAGTGCTTTGTTTTCATCCGCTTCTGTAACCTCACTAGGTGTATGCAATTTCCACTGTTCTTCATGGCAAATTGGACAAACCTGTTCACCTTTTAAGGTGTTGAGATAATTAGCGAACGCATCAAAATCAACCATGTCACTATTCTTATCGCTCATCAAAATCTCACTTACTTTACACAGCAAATCATGTTAACTCTTTGTTAATTAAAGGGATCGTTTAAATTTTCATTATCAACGTGCCGCGATGCTTTTAGTATACCCGCTACATATTCAATCTTATGAACTTGAACTTTAGTTAAGGTTATGGGGCGATGATCTTGATTGATGCTGGTGAATTGATACTCGCCCTCGCGAGTATAGTTTAACACTTTTATCATGTTGTGTCCGTCACTGGTACGCACAAACACTTCATCACCTGGGTGGATAGCGGTACTTGGCTCAATCAGGACGAACTCGCCTGACTGAATTCTTGGCCACATGCTGTCACCCCTGACACGAAGCCCATAAGCATTCGGGTCATCGCTGTAAATCTTCAACCATCCACCACGGTACTCGACCATGTCGATCATGCCATCAACTCCTAAAACGGCATCACCAACCACAGGGACAAGCCCTGGTCGAACCTTGCCTACATATGTGATGTTTTCGTCTATCGCATCCCCATACAAGAGATGCGATGGAGAGCACTCTAATGCCGCCGCGAGAGACATCAGATTATCCCCCTTTGGCTCTGTTTCAGAACGCTCCCACTGGGAAATCGCAGCGTTAGAAACACCAACTTTTTTAGCCAGCGTCACCTGACTCAGCTTCTTTGCCTTTCTCAGCGCATGAATGCGCTCGCCAACGGTTTCTTTTTTCATAGTTAAGCAATCTTAAATCTTGTTGACTTAAGATTCCTTTAGTTAAATAATTGAAGATATCTTAAATTGAGTGAGGTGAAAAAATGCTAAAGGAAAAAGTGGTCAAGCACTACGGCTCTCAGCGTGCAATTTCTGCAGCTCTTGGCGTTAGTGATTCGGCCGTATCTCAATGGGGTGAAGTCATTCCAGAGAGAATTGCTCTAAAGCTAAGCCGTATCACTGGTGGTGTCCTTGCATACGACCCTTCGTTTTACAAAAAGTCTACCGCCCCAGCGGCTTAACAAAAACCACAGAAGCGGGGAAACCTTGTGGACAACAAAGACTTTCCTACCCAGGACGACATCAGCGAGGCGATACACAAGCTGATCACGTTGTTCCCAGGCAAGTACAGCGCGATGGCGCAGCAGTTGGACCCTGTAGCCGGCACTGAAAATGCTCTTCGTAACCGCGTCCGACAGGTATCGGGGCAGGTGGTTCCGCTGGGTATGGCTGCAGAAATGGAGTCTATCTCAGGTCGTAGCGACATCACTGAAGCCATGTGCAAGCGTGCTGGTGGAGTGTTCGTAAAGCTGCCGGAAATCGATCAGGTGGACAATGAAGAGCTGTTGGTCAAGTTCAACGAACTGATGTCAGCACTTGGTCTGTTTGCCAAGGCACATAACGAATTTACGGCTGATGGGGTATTGGACAACGACGAGAGTAAAAAACTGAAAGCTAAGGGTTACCGAATCCAATCGCTGGTGGCGGAGATATACGCCGTGACTGTGATGATGTTTGGAGAGGGTGACGCCACAGATATGCGGTCTGTGGCGTCGGGGCATTAACTAAACGTGTGGAGTAATTAACGCATGAACAGATTAACAGAATCTCGTTTGCGTGGGCAATTTCGTTGTGTAGCTGCGAGCTGCGCTAAACCGCCGGTGCCGTTGCGTTATGTGATGAGAATACCGGGCGGCTGGTTACCTGTCACCCACAGCGCGTTGCAGGAAGTTGTGGCCCGCTGCCAATATTTGGCACTGCCGGCGCCGGGAGCTGCTGCATGAGCATGAACCTGATGGCTCAAGCAATGAGCATAAAGGTTGGCAATCCCCTGCGTAAGCTGGTGCTGATTAAGATGGCTGATAACGCCAATGATGAAGGCGAATGCTGGCCGTCTTATCAGCACATTGCTGACCATTGCGAGTGCAGCAAGAGCGCCGTTAAGGCTCATATCACTGCACTGATAAAAATGGGGTTGCTCTCGAAAGAGAACCGCCTGGGCGTTAATAACGGAAAAGGGAATACATCAAACATTTACCAGCTAACACTCGGTAACCCTGTGGCGCCAGAAAGCACAGCCCCTGTGTCGCGAAAAACCATACCCCCTAGGGCACCAAAAAGCACAGGTGTGTCGTCAGAAAGCACAGCCCCTGTGTCACCTGCTGGCACCCCCTGTGGCACCACGTGGCACCAGAACCAGTCATTAGAACCTAAAGACAAAAAACCTTCTTGTCAGGTCGCTGCGCAACCGGACTTTTCCCCTGATGGTGAGTTTTTATCTCGACACCCTGAAGCCGCCATTTTCAGTGCCAAGAAAAAAATATGGGGAAGTGCCGAAGACCTCAAATGCGCGGAGTGGATCCGCTCTCGCATCGTGAAGCTCTACGAGCAGGCTGCTGAAAGTGATGGTGAGGTTGCCAGACCGAAGGAGCCTAACTGGGCTGACTGGGCCAATGAAATCCGCCTGATGTGCTCGCAGGATGGCCGAAACCATAAGCAGATTTGCGAACTGTTCGCGAAAGCCAATCGGGATCCCTTTTGGTGCAAGAACATCCTGAGCCCGTCAAAACTCCGTGAAAAGTGGGATGACCTGACGCTGAAGCTGAGCGTTAGCCCGGCGGCGACTGGCGGACATTGGAACACTGCTGAAGCGTGGGAGAACACCCTATGAACAAATTCATGAGCGCTGTTCAGAGTCGTGACGGTGGCGCCCTGGCGCGGATGATGCCAGCTGAGCCACAGGCGCGAGTGGTAAACGAGAACGCTGAAAAATTGGTTGATGCCCTGTTCACCAATCTGATGCAAATCTTCCCGGCCGCTAAGCAGACTGCGTTGAGCACGCCTGCTGAAGTAGCCGCTGCAAAACGTCAGTGGATCCTCGCCTTTGCCGAAAACGGGATCACCTCCGTAGAGCAGGTCAAGGCCGGCATGCGCATGGCGCGGCAGCAAGAAAGCGATTTTTGGCCGAGCTGCGGCAAGTTCATTGGCTGGTGCAAGAGTGGTGCAGCTGAAAGCGCGGGCCTTCCATCGGTCGAAGACGTTGAGGCAGAGTTCAAGCGCTACAGCGCTAACCGAGGTCAGCATGCCAGACCTGAAGACTTCAGATGGTCGGCGCCGGTCATGTACTGGATTGTGATAGACGTCCGTCACCTGATGATTCAGCACAACTACACCGATGCAGAGATCCGCAAGTCCATCCAGCTGCACCTCGGCAGGTGGGCTAAGCGTCTGGCAAAGGGGGATCGCGTACCGAACCCTGCACCGCAGATCACCCACAAAGAGCACATCCCAGCCCCATCAGAACTGATGGACAAAGACGGCAAATATCAGCGCAAAGGCGAAGAGCTGCTGGCGCGTATCCGTTCGAAAAGAGAAGGGGAGTCAACATGAAAAAATTAACGATCCCTGTGGACGTATTCGAAAGCGATCGAGTCAACAGCGGCATTCGCAGATTAATCCTGGCTGGTGTGCTGAAGGATAACCCTGAAAGTCAGGTGTGCCGCGTTCGCAATGCCGCCGCCGGCGCTAAATGGCATACGTTGCGTGACCTCGAATTGTTGGTACTGCAGATGTACGGGATTTACGACACACAAGCAGCTATCAGCGCCAGGCTGCGAGAGTTCAGTAAGCCATCCCAATGGCTGGTGAAAGAGCGACGCATGGAGAAGGGCGAGTCTGGGAAGTGGGTTTATTTCTACCGCTTGGTAGCTGTGGAGAAGGAGCAGGCTGCATGAAGTATTCACTGATTTATGCTGATCCCCCGTGGACATACAAAGACAAATGCGCGGACGGTAAGCGTGGTGCTGGGTTCAAATATCCAACGATGAAAGTTGAAGATATTTGCCGATTACCTGTTTGGGATCTGGCCGATGAAAATTGTCTGTTGGCGATGTGGTGGGTGCCAACGCAGCCGGAAGAAGCGCTGCGGGTAATGCGCGCATGGGGTTTCCGATTGATGACCATGAAGGGGTTTACGTGGCACAAGACGAACCTGCGCAAAGGAAATAACGCGCTGGGTATGGGCTGGATGACTCGCGCCAATAGCGAAGACTGCCTGTTTGCTGTGCGCGGGAAGCTGCTGCAGCGCCAGGATGCGTCGATCAGTCAGCACGTGACGGCGACACGCATGGAGCATAGCGCCAAGCCTGAGGCGTTCCGGGAAAAGCTGGTGCAGCTGGTGGGCGACGTACCACGTATTGAGCTGTTTGCGCGTCAGCAGGCCGAAGGTTGGAACAGTTGGGGTAACCAGTGCGATCAATCGGTGATATTGGTGCCGGGCAAAGCGGAGGTGGTGTTGTGAGCGATGAAACCCCGTATCCAGACAACAGCGCCAAGGTGCTGGCGTTCACCAAGCGTTTCGATGAGAACGCTGATATCAAAGAAATGCGGAATTTTGTCGAGGAAGACGAGCGGCTATCCCGGCGATGCGCCCATGGTGCCGTGTCTGTCTCTGAGCACGAGCGCAAAGTGACGTGCCGCCAGTGCGGTGCTGTGATCGATTCCTTCGACTACCTGCTGGCGCTGGCAAAGGGCGAAACGAAGCTGGACTGGGAACTGCGTGTACTGCGCGGTGAGATCAAGCAGCACCGGGAAGGTCTGGAGAAGCTGAAAAGGGAAGAGGTGAACTGCAAGGGGCGCATTAAGACGGCACAATTCCGGCTTGCAGACGTAAACCGGGAGCTGGTTGAGGCTGGCGATAAGCTGGTGTCGAAGAAAATGGAGAAGGGTAAATCATGATTTTGACGCTCCCATTCCCGCCAAGCGTAAACGGCTACTGGCGTTCTCCGAATAAGGGTGCGTCACGTGGCCGGACCATGGTCAGTGAGCGCGGCAGGGCATTCCAGGTAGAGGCGATCGCCCAAGTGATGGAGCAACTGCGCCGCCAGCCGAAGCCGATCAGTACGAATATCGCTGTTGAGGTTCTGTTCTGCCCGCCGACCCATGCACGGCGTGACCTGGATAACTATTTCAAGGCGCTGTTTGATGCGATGACAAAAGCTGGGGTATGGCTGGATGACAGCCAGATCAAACGCATTGTGGCGGCATGGGGACCGGTTACGAAGGGTGGCAAAGTCGAGCTGAAAATCTGCGAGGTGCAGCCATGCGCGGATTGATGAAAGGGGTGGTGGTCCGCGAGCTGGGGCAAGTCATTCTGAAGCCAGGCGACGAATTGATGCCAATGTTCGGTGATCGAGTGCTGGTGGCTACGGTCCCACCTGAATTTAGCAATATGCCAATCGGCCCCCTGCCGGCAGTGCGGCAGCAGCTTGCCAGTGACCCACGATTTAGCGCGTTCTTCATGCATGAGCGTGTCCTGAATGCTGCTGGTGGCCCTCGAGCACTGCAGGAATGGGTGGGCAATGGTTCTGGGTGCCAGTGGACATTAGGCGACGGCTATCACGACAAAAACTCCGGCGTTCATGTATATGGCCGCCTTGCTGTTCGGTTGTGTTGGCATCATCAGCACAAATTCCGGGACCACATACTGCCTGATTTGGATAGCCTGGCGGCGCAGAACGTGGCGGATTTCGTTGTGTATCGGGCCCGTCTGCATTTCAGGTTCGATGAGAGCCATCAGCTGACGTTGCCAGAGCTATGCTGGTGGGCCTGGGTTATGGAACTGACCGACCTGATACCGGAGGATGTAGCTGCAACGTCACTGCGCATGAAGCCCTACACCATGCCAGCAGGAGTGAAGAGAGAAACCGATATCGACCACACGCCAGCGGCGCGCCAGATTGTAGCGGAGAAGGCCAAGAAGGCGGCCAAGACGCTGGTAATCGATCCTGAGCCACCCAAAGCATTATTCAAGATACCTAAGCGCGAACGCTGGACTAGCGAGAAGTTTACCCGGTGGGTGAAATCTCAGCCGTGCGCATGCTGTGGTAACCCGTCAGACGATCCTCATCACATCATCGGTCACGGACAGGGTGGAATGGGGACCAAGGCACACGATTTTTTTTACCATCCCCCTTTGTCGAAAACATCACGACGATTTGCATCGTGGCATGTCACGTTGGGAAGAAGAGCACGGCACTCAGATCGAGGTGTGGTTCAGATTCATCGACCACTCATTATCGATCGGCGCCATTTCATAGTGTGGAGTATAGGCGAGCTGGCATGCGGGCCAGACGCCTGGAGAATAAGCATGATCGTGTCCGAACAACACCTGCAGTATATTCGCGAGAGCTTCATGATGGCGACTGCCGACTTGAGTGGAAAAACCAAAGGGCAGTTGCAAGCCTTTGCCGACTCGACACAGGTCTGCACAACACGCATGAAGCGTAAGAGGCGCACTATTGTAGAGCCAGACGGCACAAGGATAGTTGTTCATAGTAATCCTGTGCCAGGTACTGAAACCCGGCCGCGTTCTGGCTCCATTGCCCTGATAGAGCCGGAGACCTTTTCAGCAACCTCATGGCGCCGTGCTGCATATCCGCTGGTTGGCCATCAACGCAGTTGGCTGTCCTGGTGCTATGCCCATGATCTGGACTTCAATCATCAGGTGGAAATCACTCAATGGGGCTGGGTAGAGTTTAAAGCTCGGCTTGAGGGGAAGAAGGTGGCTGGGAAAACCATGGAGAGGCTGAAGGCATTAATCTGGCTGGCGGCTCAGGACGTGCGATCGGAAACCATGGGCGAAGTGGTATATCAGCTTCAAGATGTAGCTGCGCTGCTTCAGGTGTCGGCCCCGAACTGGTCGAAAAACTACAACCCTTACTGGTCGCTGATGCGCGGTATCTTCCGGAGGCTTGACCGTGAAGGACTCATGGCGCTATCGAGATCACGATCACAACAAAAATCGACATTTTCGCAGCAAGGTCTTGCAAAAGTTAATTAAATAGGCCATATTTAGCGTTAATTTGATATCGTGCCACAAATGTAATGACCGGCACTAAAATAAAAACCTCGCTCCGGCGGGGTTTTCTCGTATCTGGAGGTGGGATGTCAAAACACGTTACCGAGAGTCTCGTTTTCCGCCCAGCCAGCGAATTACCGACCGCTGACCTTGATGGTAGGGGTGTTCTGGTGCTCAATCCATGCGATGGTTGGCACGAGGGGCACATCCGGGCATTTGAAGAAGACGGCGAGGTTTACCACATTGGCATTCACACCTGGTTGATGGAAGAAATGACCCCTCACGATTTCTATGTGGCCTGGGCGCTGCTGCCGGACGGTATTGCGTTGAGTGAGAAATTCGAGGCGGAGAAACGCCGCTGGTAGCGACACAGCAGGTAAGAGCACTGCAAGCGCTGGGTCATAGGCAGCGCGGGAGCATGGGCAGCTATCAGGTGGGCCTGAGAAACCTAATTTGCCGGATAGTTGTTGAATTAAGTAGTGCTCTTATCTGTGGTGACAGCTATCTGCCCTGCATGAGGTTGACGCGTCATAAGCCACTCACTCGGCGGACAGGGCGGAGCGGCCACAACCCCTTATGGGACTTGAAGACCTCAGCAGAGGCCGCGCTCAGTTGGAGCCCCTTTCATAAGTTTAGTCGTTAATTAGGCTGAAGGATCACATTGGCTGTACCGGTGTATGTGTCTACGGGCATGGATTGCCAACTATTCCAGTAAATATCTCCGGTGCTTTTATCGTAAGACACTGTTCCCGAAGCTCCCTTTGTGCCAGTTAGCTGTATAGGAGCATCTTTGTTAACGGTTACGTGAGACAGGTCCGCGCCGGAGACGAGTTTTTTCCGACCAGGCTGTGCAATATTACTGATGGTTACCATTTCTTCGACGTCAACACTACGGTCAGGTTGTTTTTCAGCGTGACCTTCCTTGAAACCTATACTGTACGGAAAGTGGGTTTCATCAGGGGCTCTGGCAGCTCGAATATAAATCCTGTCAGACCATTTCCATGCTGTGAAGGAATACGGGCACGTCATCTTCACCATTTTTTCCCCGACGTCCAGAGCCACGGACATTGTATACTTTTGTGCCGATCCGGTATTGTTGATGGTGGCTATGCCGCTTGCGATGACCGCATCACCCACACCTTTCGTGATATGTTGGCCTACGAGTGGAATGTCTGTTTTATGACCGTTGGAGGTAATCTCAGTCTTGATGTGCCCGGTAAGCCCTTCAGCGTCGAGGGTGCAACCAGCAGGTACCGATACTCCAAGCACGCCACCCCCTGAGCTTTGCATTCCCCAAAGGACGTTAAAAGTGCCAGGTAAGTCAACCTGATAGTGCCCGGATGATAGATATGATACATAATAACCGGGTATTTCCAGACGTGCAGCGGAGCTCGAATTGAGAGATAAGAGAAACAACGAGGCGCCGAGCAGGGTCCTCGCACCCGGCGACCGGCGGAGGGCTGGTGCGCATAGTGAAGGGGACGCAAGGAAACAGAGGGAATGCAATCGTTTCATCATACAAGGTTTTCTCGATAGTTGTTGAGCTGGCAGACTGGATGGAAGTCTGGAGCCAGGTTAATATCGGGCATCCTTCAGTTTACTGCCCCGCTTTGCCTAGAGCCAAATTGTGTGAGTGGAAAAATCTACTCTGAAACTTCGCAACAGCAATCAAAATATTATCCTGTTGCGATGAGGATAATTATCCACACAGAAAGTTGACGCTCAATCTGATAAGTACGAAAGATGATGTTAACAAAATGGCTACAGGGAGTGGGCATTACATCGAATTCTCATCCAAAATTGACCCGGTACTTTGAGCCCTGACCTAATCGTCGGGGCTTACCTCAGCATAAAAAAGCTTTTCAGCCTGCGAAGATGGGATTGCCCGGAGTGGCTGGGAAGCGCCTCAAAAAGGTGCATTCATTGCAATAGTTTATTGATACGTTATGATGCCACTGATCCAGACGGGCGGGCATTGCCCGTTGTCCCCCAGAGCTAGCCGAACGGATCATTTAGATAGGTATCATCATCACTTTGGCCCCGAGCTTGATGCCCGGGGTTTTTTTTCATTCTGGCTAATCACATTTTGGCCGCTGGTGGTGATCCGCTGGCGACAATTATAAAGCAGGAATTCACGTCAACTATAGGCTGCCATTTGGCGGCCTTTTTGTTTTTTATCACCCGTAGATCGGGCCAAGCCCCGGCAAGGGGGAGGGATGAAAATGCCAAACAGTCCCCATAGCTGGGCGGACATCAGTGAAATTCTCGCTGCCTGGTGGCGCGGTGATGTGCCTATTGGTGGCGTCATCATGGCTGTCGTAATGGCAGTCCTTCGGATGGCGTACTCCGGCAGTAGCTGGAAAGAAACCATATTCGAAGGGCTGATGTGTGGCGCATTGGCCCTGACGACCTACTCCGCTCTGGATTATTTCGACGTGCCGAAAGCCCTAACAGTTGGCATCGGCGGCTTCATTGGCTTCATTGGTGTGAAAAAGCTCAGTGCTTTCCTTTCCGGGTATGTCAGCAATCGCTTTGGCGGCGGTAACGATTCAAAACCACAGGCATAAAAAATGACACAAATCGAATTTCAACGGGCGGCAGGTATCAGCGCCGGATTAGCTGCGCGCTGGTATCCGCACATAATCGCAACGTTTGCAGAGTTCGGCATCAACAAGCTGGTTGAGCAGGCAATGTTTATCGCCCAGGTAGGGCATGAGTCGAATGGCTTCACGGCGAAGGTGGAATCGTTCAACTACAGCGTTGATGGCCTGATGCGCACCTTTGGCCCCTTCTCGAAGGCTAAGCGCCTGAGCCATTACCAATGCACCATGCTGGGCCGCACCATTCAGCAGTCGGCAAAACAAGAGGCTATCGCCAATCTGGTCTACGGTGGCCGAATGGGTAACACCCAGCCTGGTGATGGTTGGAAATACCGGGGCCGCGGTCCGATGCAAACCACGGGCCTGAAGAACTACATGGCCTGCGGTCCTGCGTTGAAGCTTGACCTGGTTGGTCACCCCGAGCTGCTCGAGGATGACCTGAACGGCATGCGTTCTGCTGGCTGGTATTGGAAGTCGAACGACTGCGGGCGAAACCCTGATGATGTCGAGTGGGTAACTCAGCGCATCAATGGCGGTTTAAATGGCCTGTCTGACCGTCAGGCTCGTTTCGATACCGCAAGAAAGGTGCTGCTATGAGCTGGTTCCCGTTACCATGCGGTAAAGCCGTGCTGGTGGCAGTAGCCCTCGCGTTGTTCGCCTGGCTGGCCGTCAGCAACTGGGGCTACCGCAAAGAGCTGCAGCTGACCCAGCAACAGCTTTCAACATCGCAGTTGGAGAACAGCAAGCAGGCAGGGCTGATCACCACCCTGCAGGCTCAGGACACTCAGAATCGCGCGCTGGTGGCTGCACAACAGCAGCATGAACAGCAGCTACGCCAGCAACACGACATCTTGCAGAGGAAATACCGTGAAGCGATTAAAAACGATCCCTGCGCTGCTCAGCCTATGCCTGACGCTGTTGTTGAGCTCCTGCAGCAAAACACCGCCACCGGCGCCAGAACAGGTGATAAGCCTGCCCCCTGAAACAGTATTCACGCCATGCGAGCAGCCAGAGCTGCAGGGCGACACATGGGGCGACGCCGTCGGCTACACGCTGGCGCTTCAGACCTCACTGCAAATCTGCGCCGGCCAGGTGGCCACGCTTAATCAATGGCGGGAAGCCGCCGGGAGAAAACAATGAGCGAAGCTAGGCCGCAAGACGGCAGCACCGTGAATGGATACCGTACCCTGACCGCCGACGATATCGCGCAAATGAATGAACTGAAAGAAATCAGTCGTAATTTTTGCGAGCAACTCGACCTCGAACGCACACACCTCTCCCTGGAGGTGGTAGAGGCTGGCTCCCCGGAAGATGCCAGCCGCAGTGAGGCAATGCGCTGCCTGGCAATCGCCCGCACCAAAATGCAGGAAGCCTGCATGTGGGCCTGTCGCGCGGTGGATCGACCGGACTGGGATTGCTAACACCATCGGCATTACAGGTGGCATTCACTGAGTGCCACCGATAACGGGAGTCATGGTGAGGTGCTCCAGTTTTTCGCGATCTGCTCAATGTCAGACAGATGAGTAACCTCATAAACAGCGTTATTCATCTCGTCTATTGCTGATTTTTTATCCTGCTCATCACGATAATTAAACCGGTCAGCAATAGCCTCGATCATTTCGATGGTGATGCTATCACCACTCTGGCAATCAGAATTAATCAGCTCCATGGCAGCGCTTATCTCCGCCTGCTTAGCCTCAAGAGCTGCCAATAAGCGTCCGGATAGGTCCGCTGGCGTGCGAGATGAGCCAGAGATGAAATTGCGAATGGTTCTGTCGCTCACGCCCAAATAACGCGCGAGTGGGGATTGCCAGTTTTTACCGAAGGCAATTTCGCCGACTTTAATCAGTTTTTCGAGATTGTCCATTATGACCTCAATAGGCCCCATCACTGGGGCCGCTGTAGATTAGATAACGTAGTTGTTAACGATCTCGTCAGCGCTGTCTTCATCATCAGCGTTGCGATAAAGGTCTTCGACGATTTCATCAAAGCGCTCTAGGTCGATGAAGTCGATCATGCCGTGGTTGAACAGGAAAGTTTTAGCGTCGGAGATAGATTTGAACATTTTGAAACCCTCATTTGGTTATCGGTCGGCCAGTTGCCTTACCGTGAAAATATCATATCAAATTCCTAAAAATTAGGAAAGAGATATTTATCACAAATTTCATCACAGAGCAGCTTTCCGAGGCTGCTGCGTGATGATGATGTATAATCCTCCCAAATAGGAGGGCTTCATGTCATACAATCTCGGCAATCTGCCAAAAGAAGAAATGGACAAGGTCAACGTTGATATGGCCGCGTCGAGCGTTGCCTACAAAGAGCGCATGAACCAGCCAGTGATAGCTGAACAGGTAGAGCGACAGCAGCCCGAACATTTGCGAGAGTATTTCCGCGAGCGCGTGGCGCACTACCGGGATGTGAGTAAAAGCCTCCCACGCGGCTCTGACCCGGTTTATTTGCAAATGGCTGAGGCCAACGGCAAGAAATAACAAAACACTCAATCACAACCCGCTACGGCGGGTTTTTTTATGGGGGTAGCATGGCAGGTTTAAAAGAGCTGTCGGCTCAACTCCAGAGTGTCCGCAAGCAAATCCCGTTTGCCACAGCGCAGGCGCTGACAAGCGTAGCCAGAAAGATAGAGGCGGCGGAGAAAACGGCGTTTAAACGCCACCTGGAGAACCCCACGCCTTTTACCGTCAATTCGGTCAAATCCTTCGGTGCCCGGAAAAGCAACCTGAAGGCCAAGGTGTTCGTGATGGACACCGCGGCGAGCTATCTGGAGCCATTCGAATTCGGCGGCCAGCATAAGCTGAACAGCCAGGCGCTGTTGAACCCCAAGAACATCAAGCTGAACAAATACGGCAACCTGACACGCAACAAGATGACGCAGTTAAAGGCAAAGTCGGACGTGTTCATTGGTGATATTGGCGGAACCAACGGCGTCTGGCAGCGACGCAAGGCAAAGAAAGGGAAGAAGGGCAAGAAGCGGCGTAAACGCTCAGCCAATGGAACACGGCAGGCTCGCATGAAGATGCCGGCGCCGAAACTGCTGATCCAGTTCGGTGACGCGCTGCCCGTTAAGCCGACGCTCGGTTACTTCGATCGGGCACAGGCTATGGCCAATGCCTTGATGCCGACGGAACTGAGCAGGGCGATGGCTGAGGCAATGCGAACAGCAAAATGATCGGCGATCATCCCCGGGGGAGGCTCCAGAAAAAAATGGGTCCTTCCTGGCACTTTTGTAAAGCACGGGCATTGCGCGCCGCGTTCTGCGTCTAGCTATCAACTTTTGAAATTTGGGTAACAGGTAACACTGAGGTAACAGATGAACCAGTCAGATTTTGCCAAACTTCACGGCGTCAGCCGAAAGACGGTAACGAGCTGGAAGGCCCGCGGTTGGCTGGTTCTGGCCGGAGACGATATTGATGTCGAGGCGTCGAACGCCAACATTGAGCGCTTCCGAAAAACTGTTACCCGTCCGGAAAAAAAAGCGGCAGGTAACAAACAGGGTAACAAAACAGGTAACAGATCCTCGGGTAACAAATCAGGTAACAAAAACGAGAAGGATCTTCCCGAGTCTGCGACTGAAACCGTCAAGCGAATGATTGCAGAGCACGGCGTCACAATGACGCTTGATGAAGCGCGCCAGATGAAAGAGAACTTTCTCGCGTTGCTTACCCAGCTCGAGTACGACATTAAATCCGGGCAGGTGCTGCCGTACAAAGACATGATTGAGGCCGTAGGTAATGAATACGCCCGCATGCGCACCCGTCTCATTGCGATTGCTCCTGAACATGGCCCCCGTCTGCGGGTGCTGGCTTCTACCACCAACGACGCGGAGTTTGTCCAGGCACTGCAGGAGGTGGTTTACGAGGCGATGGAGGAATTGAGCCTTGATGCAGATAACAACCGAGGAGAGAGCTAACGCTGCAGCCTGGCAGAATTTCACCGGTGAGCTGCGCCAGCGTCGCTCCGATGTTCGCCCCCCAGAGCCGCTTTCACTGAGTGAATGGGCTAATAAATACGCGGTATTGTCGAAAGAGACCAGCGCGCAAACCGGCCGCTTTCGTTCCTTCGCTTATCAGGATGGCATGATGGATGCCATCACTGATCCAACGGTGACGCAGGTATCGGTGATGAAGTCGGCGCGAGTCGGCTATACCAAGATCCTTGACCACGTTGTCGGCTATTACCTGGCGCATGATCCGTCGCCGATCCTTATCGTTCAGCCGCGTGTTGAAGATGCTGAGGACTACAGTAAAACCGAGATCGCGCCGATGTTGCGTGATACTCCGGTGCTGGCGGAAATCTGCGGTGATCCAAAGGCAAAAGACAGCAATCAGACCATCCTCAAAAAGACCTTTGCCAATGGCGCCAACCTGACGCTGGTAGGGGCAAACAGTCCCGGCGGCTTCCGCCGTATCACCTGCCGGGTCATTCTTTTTGATGAGGTTGACGGTTATCCGGCCGGCGGAGCCGGCGTGGAGGGTGATCAGATTGCGCTGGGCATTAAGCGTTCCGAAACATTCTGGAACCGTAAGATTGCCCTGGGCTCAACGCCGACGGTCAAAGGGACAAGTCGCATAGAAAAGGCGTATGAGGAGAGCGATCAGCGCCGCTATTACGTGCCATGCCCGCATTGTGGTGAACATCAGGTATTGGAATGGGGCGGCCCGGATACCCCTTACGGCATCAAATGGGACAAGGATGAACACGGCGAGGGAATTCCTGAAACGGCGTATTACGTGTGCCGCCACAATGGTTGCGTGATCCACCATAACGAAAAAGCCTCAATGGTGAAGCGTGGCGAATGGCGAGCGACCAAACCTTTCAAAGGTCATGCCGGCTTCCACATCTGGGCGGGGTACAGCCTGTTCCCCAATGCCGCATGGAAATACCTGGTTGCCGAATGGCTGCGGGTGAAAAATGATCCGCTCATGCGTCAGACCTTTATCAACCTGGTGCTGGGTGAGCCGTATGAAGATCGCGGCGAAAAAGCGCTGAGTGAAAAACGGTTGTTGGAACGCTGTGAAGTTTATGCGGCTGAAGTGCCTGATGGGGTGACTGTGCTGACAGCCGGTATCGATACCCAGGATGGGCGCTTTGAAATTGAAGTCACTGGCTGGGGCCGCAACGAAGAAAGCTGGTCCATTGCCTTTGATGTGATTGAGGGTGATCTGGAAACCAATGAGCCGTGGCAGCGCCTTGATGCCTATCTCAAGCAGATATGGCGTCGGGCTGATGGTCGTGGATTTACGATCATGGCGGCATGTATGGACTCCGGCGGCCATCACACCCAGAAAGTTTACGAGTTTGCCAAAGAACGTCTTGGCCGCCGTATTTGGGCGATCAAAGGGGAATCTGCGCGCGGCGGTAAACGTTCTCCGGTTTGGCCGACGAAAAAGCCAACGTCCAAGTCAAAATCCAGTTTCAAGCCAATCATCATTGGGGTGAATGCGGCCAAAGATACCATCCGCGGGCGCTTGCATATCGATCCGCCCGCACCGGGTGAGGCTGCAGCCAGTTACATGCATTTCCCGACGGATCGTGATTTGAACTACTTCAGCCAGCTGCTGGCTGAGCGCTCTGTGCTCAAAATTTCCGGTGGCCAGCGTTATCGCGTTTGGGAACAAATCCCCGGGCGGGCTAACGAAGCGCTGGATTGCCGGGTGTACAGCTATGCGGCGTTGTGCGGGCTGTTTTATCTCGGGCTGAAACTGAACCAGCTGGCAGACAATATCGTAGTAAATCCTGATCGTCTGTTGCCGGCGCCACCGCAGCCGGAAGAAAAACAAAATCTTCGGCTGCCTGGCGTCATCATTGAAGAGCCGGAAAAACCGAAGCGCAAGCGCCTGTCGCAACTTTTGCCATCTTAAGGATCCCTATGTTTAACCGTAACACTAGCCTGCTGGCCGGTGCGATGACGCCTGAACAATTGCAGGCTGCATTGGCAAAGGCGCAGCAAGCCTATATTGACCTTGCTGCCGGGGCCCGCGGCGTGTCGTTTTCGTATACGCAGGGTGATGGCACACGTTCCGTTTCATACCAACAAGCCTCAATGGCAGACCTGATGGCGCTGATCCAGTTGCTGCAGGCTCAATTAGGTATTGTTACCCGCCCGCGCCGGCCGATGAGGTTTAGATTCTGATGAGTGACATCAAAATTTTAGGCCCAAATGGGCAACCGCTGCCCCCTACGCGGTCAAAGGCATCCATGCTGGTGGGAGGGAGCCGAGTACCCTACGATGCGGCGGATTCATTCAGTGACCAGTTGGCAAACTGGCAGCCGGCGCTGTGGTCGCCCGACAATGAGATCAATATTTACCGCGATCGCATTGTCTCCCGTGTCAGGGATTTGGCCCGTAATGATGGGTGGGCAAGCGGCAGTATTACCCGGGTACTGGATAACGCCGTCGGCGCGAACTTTCGTCCTATCCTCAAGCCAGACTACCGGATGTTGGCTCTGATGACAGGAAACAAGGCGTTTGATGCAACCTGGGCTGATGAGTACGGCAAAGTCATCGAGGCCCACTGGCGGTCTTGGGCGCAAGATGATCCGGGGCGTTATTGTGACGTTGAGAGGAAACAGACGGTGTCGCAAATGCTGCGGCTGGGTTTTCGTCATAAATTGATTGATGGCGATGCGCTAGCGGTACTCCAGTATCGCCCTGATCGGCTTGGGCGCGGTCGAGGGCGCTACGCGACTACGGTGCAGATTGTAGACCCGGATCGCCTGAGCAACCCGCAACAAAATTTTGATATGCCTAACATTCGCGGTGGTGTCGAAATTGATGATGATGGCGCTCCTGTGGCCTACCACATCCGCGAAGCGCATATTGGTGACTGGTGGAGCGGCGCCAAAACGATGACCTGGCGGCGTATTCCGCGGGAAACGGACTGGGGTCGCCCGCATGTTGTGCATGATTATGACCATGAGCGTGGTGCCCAACACCGCGGGAACGGGATATTAACGCCGGTTGTTCAGCGGCTGAAAATGCTTATCAAGTATGACCAATCGGAGCTTGAAGCCGCTATTTTGAATGCGGTCTTTGGCGCTTACATTACCTCTCCGTACGATCCGCAGATGGTTGAAGCGGCGATGGGGGAAACCTTTGACGATACCCAAATCGGCGCCTATCAGGAAGGCCGCGTAGACTTTCACAGTGATCGACGCATATCGCTGCAAAATGGCGCGAGAATGCCGATTTTGTACCCGGGTGAGGATGTGAAGGCAGTCAATGCAGCCCGCCCGCACAGCAATTTTGAAGTGTTCGAGAGCGCTGCATTGCGCAACATCGCCGCTGCTACCGGGCTTTCTACCCAACAGGTAACACAAGACTGGTCTGACGTTAACTACAGCTCGGCGCGTTCTGCAATGCTGGAGGCATGGAAAACGCTAACCCGCCGACGTGATGATTTTTCTGCCGGGTTTGCTCAGCCGATCCTGTCTGCGTTTATCGAAGAAATCCACGACACGGAAGATTTACCGCTGCCGAATGGTGCTCCGCATTTTCTGGACGCCAGGGCAGCTTATTGCCGTGCGCGCTGGATGGGGCCAGGTCGCGGCTGGGTTGATCCGGTGGCAGAGAAGAAAGGCGCCATTCTCGGTATGGATGCCGGGCTTTCAACGCTGGAAATGGAAGCGGCCGAAAACGCCGGTGAAGACTGGGAAGAAATGCTTGACCAGCGGAAACGAGAAATTGCCGCGTTCAAAGAGCGCGGGCTCCCGTTGCCGACTTGGGCACAGGCCGAAATCTTCGCACCAGAAACGATAAAAGACCCGGAGGCAGAGTGAATTTACCGCACCTGGCGCAGCGGCTGTTTAACACGCCGCTGGCGCTGCACCCGCAAAAGGCCGAAGTGGTCATGGCCGCCATGATGGACCGGTTCGGGATAACCCGCATCAACACGCTGGCATCTGACTGGCTGGGGGATGATGAAAGTTTTACCCGCAAGGCACGTAAACAGGACGCCGGCTATGACGTGGTTGGCGGTATCGCGGTGATCCCCGTGCAGGGGACATTGGTTCAGAAGTTGGGCAGTCTGCGACCCTACAGCGGTATGACGGGCTACGACGGGATCAGGCAGTCGTTCCTGACGGCGGTCAGCGACCCCGAAGTGATCGGCATCTGCCTCGATATCGATTCTCCCGGCGGTGAGGTAGCCGGCTGTTTCGATTTGGTGGATGAGATTTATCACGCCCGCGGTTCAAAACCGATCCACGCCATCCTTACCGAAAATGCGTATTCCGCCGCGTATGCCATCGCCAGCGCGGCAGATCGCATTCATGTACCGCGTACCGGTGGTGTCGGTTCGGTCGGGGTGATCGTCATTCATTGTGACTGGTCACAGCGAATTAAAGAAGACGGCCTGGCGGTCACCATCATCACCTACGGTGACCGCAAAGCCGAGAGCAACCCCTACGTCAAATTGAGCGATCAGGCCCGCGCCGCGATTCAGGATGATGTAGATGCGATGGGTAGGCTTTTTGTCAGTACGGTAGCCCGTAACCGGGGGATCACTGAAAAAACTATCCGTAACACCCAGGCTGCCTGTTTCCTGGCGGCTGATGGCGTCAAGTTGGGGCTTGCCGATGCGGTGATGACCCCTGATGCCGCATTCCGAAAATTAATCAATGAAGCAGGAGCTTAACGTATGTCTTATTTAAAGTTTGCCCATCTTCTCGGCCTCAAGAAAAAAGCGTCTGAGGAAGAGGACGACGACAAAGAAAAAAGCAAAAAAGCGAAATCCCGCCGCGCGGAAGAGGAGCGCGATGACGAGGAGGACGCCGAAGAGGAGGATGATCGCGAAGACATGGAAGATGATGATGAAAGCGGCCCTGATGCCGAAGAGGACGACGGCAAAGAGAAGGGTAAAAAGGCGAAGTCTCGTCGGGCGGAAGAAGACGATGATGATGCCGACGCGGAAGAAGACGAAAACCGCGATGTGAAAAAAGGTCGCCGCGCTGAGCGTAAACGTTGTGCTGCCATCTTTGGCAGTAAGCATGCCGCCGGCCGCCCGGATATGGCTGCGCATCTGGCGTTCAATACCCGCATGAGCGCGAGCGAAGCCATTGGCACGATGGCGACTATGGGGGCTGTTGTTCCCGCTAAGTCTGCGCGTGTATCGCTAGATTCGCGTATGCAAGCCGAACGGGTACGGCTGGGCCCGGATGGCAGCAAGCCTGCCACGGGAAAAAATGCGCTGGTAAGTAAGATGACCGGCCTCTATGACTCTGCACGAGGTATCAAATAATGGACCAGTTTGGACAAAACCAATTCGCACCGGGCATGAAAAGTTCGCTGTTCGTGCCCGATCAGCTTGTGTCGGGTCCGCTTCAGGTCGTCACCGATTCGGTAACTATCGGGGTTTCCGGTGTGCTTAAGCGCGGCACGGTACTCGGTATGGTGACGGCTTCTGGCGCCTTTATTCCGAGCAAAAAAGATGCGACTGACGGCAGTGAAAAACCGTCTGCCATTTTGGTCGATGATGTCGATACCACTGCTGCCGCACAAACGGGTGGCGTTTATCTGATGGGTGAGTTTAACCAGCACCGTCTGATCTTCGATGCGACCTGGACCGTTGCTGAACTGAAAGCACAATTCCGCCCGCTGGCTATCTTCCTGCGCGACAGCATCCAGGCGCCGGTATCCTGATCTCAATCTAACCCTTTCGAAAACGTAACTGGTGCCAGTTCTCTGGCAGGGTTGCACTCGTCCTGAATTCTGGCCGGCCACGGCGCCGGCATCACAAAGAGACTGAATATGGAAAACATTTTTGATACCAGCGTGCTGGTGCAGGTCGTCCCTAACCTGAAAACCAGCCAGAACTGGCTTCTGGATCGCTTCTTCCCGAATGTTGTGACCTACGAAACGGAAGAGGTGGCCATTGATGTGGACGTAGGTCTGCGTCGTATGGCGCCATTCGTATCGCCGCTGGTGGAAGGCAAACTGGTTGAAAGCCGCAAATACCAGACCAATACCTTCAAGCCCGCTTACATCAAAGACAAGCGCGCACCGGACCTGCGCAAACCCATTCGCCGGCAGATCGGTGAGCGTATCGGCGGTGAATATACTGCTGCTGAACGTGAAATGCTGAACCTGCAGTTCGAGATGGCTGACCAGATTGACATGATTAACCGTCGTCTTGAATGGATGGCCAGTAGCGCCATGGTGTCTGGCAAAGTCACCGTGAACGGTGAAGGGTACGAAACCAAGGTGGTGGATTTTGGCCGTTCGCCGGATCTGACCATTACCCTCAGTGGTAGCGATAAATGGCCGTTAACTGTTGCCGCCGGTGCTACTAACACGCAGCCATCGGATGATATTGAAGTATGGCAGACGCTGATCCTCAAAAATTCCGGTGCGGTACCGACGGATCTGGTCTTTACCAACAAATCGTGGAAAGCGTTTCGACTGGACACCACGATCAAGGATAACGCCATCACATTCCCGGCGTTGAGCCCGTATGGTAACCAGATTAATGCCGGTGCGCAGGTGCTGAAAGGGGCTGTTTATAAAGGTCGCTGGGGCAACTTCGACCTGTGGCTGTACAACGACTGGTTCATCGACCCGCTGGACAATGTCGAAAAACCGCTGATCCCCGATGGTGCTGTCATTATGTCGAGCGCTGACCTGATGGGTACTCGTGCGTTTGGCGTGATCCTTGATCCTGCATTCAATTATGGCCCCCTGGCCTATGCCCCTAAGACCTGGGTGAAAGAAGACCCGGCACAGCGCCTGCTGATGATGCAGTCTGCTCCGCTGGTTATTCCAAGCCGGGTAAACGCCGCGCTCTGTGCTACGGTGGTGTGATATGGCCAAAAAAGCGCAAGAAAACGAACTGGGCGGCTTGCCGCCCGAGTTACTTGTCGGTGAGCAGGAAATCCCGGAAACGTTGAAGGTTGACGATCAGAGCCACGATAATCCCACCGACACCGACACCGACACCGACACCGACACCGACACCGACACCGACACTGGCGATGATTCGGATGACGATGAGGACGGTGAAAAGCTGCCGGACGGCATGGTTTCAGTGGTTGTCACCAAAGGTAATACGGTGCGCCATGATGGCTGTGACTATTCAGAAAACCGGGCGTTCACGTTGCCGGTAGCAGATGCGCAGCGGTTGATAGGTCTGGGTGTGGTTGCTGATGTTGAACAACTCCGCAAGCTAGCGTTGCTTCGTAGTGCGCCAGCCGTAACTGTGCAATCGGGGGAGTAATGGGCATCAACTGGGATCAGCATTTGCTTGCACCGCTGCACGGCGTTTTTGGTGACCCGGTTGACTACCGGCCCGCCGGCGGTGCGCCGTACACCGTCAGCGGCATTTTTGATCGTGCCTATACGCAAGAAGTCGAACCGCTCGATGATGGCAGCACTATCAACACCACCTCTCCGGTGTTGGGGGTGCTTGATAGTCAGTTCCGGGCTCGTCCAAAGCAGGGAGATCGGGTGTTCGTCGGTATCGTCGGTGGGGTACCGGTTAATACGCTGTTTGCCGTGTCGGACGTTCAGCCGGATAGCCATGGTGGGACGAAGCTTATTCTCAATAAGGTGAAATCATGAACCCCAGAGGGATAAGGTTACTGGTCATTGAAGCGCTGAAGAATAAAACCGATGCAGGCGATCGGGTTTTTTCGCCGCGCGACTGGCCGACAACCGCTGATATGTACCCGGTTATTCTGGTGCAAACGCCGATCGACGTTAAGAGTTCTCTGGGCCGTAATGTTCCCCAGTTCAACACGGTGACCACGGTTCGCCTCACGGGGCGCCTGCAGGAGTTGGATGATGCAGCGGAAGACAATGGTGCAGAGAAAGCAGAAGAGGCGCTGGAGCAGCTGCGCGAGCAGGTAGAGCGCGCGGTGATCAACAGCTTTGAACTGACTCGCAAAATTCAGCAGTTTTTGCAGGTTCGCTCCACCATTGGTGTCGATGCTGACGGTGAAGGGCACACAGCCCAACTGCTGATGGAACTGGACATTGAATATTATCAGGGCCCTGAAGAGTTCTATGAAATCGATACGGAACCTCTTGAGGGGATAGACGCAACGATTTCCATGCCTGATGGCACCCCTGAACCACTCGTAAAAATCGATCTGGAGTAACCCTATGTTTGTGAAACCCGCACCGGGGCGCATTGTGCGCGATCCGGTCAAGGGCACCTTTTTGCCTGAATCCGGCGAACAGGTACCCGACAATATTTTTTGGGGGCGCCGCCTGAAGGATGGCGATGTAGAAAAATTCGACCCTGACGCGGCCACAAAGTCGGTAGCGGGGAAGAAAAGCCAGGAGAATGATCAATGACCGTTCCATTTACTCGCATTCCCTCCAATCAGCGCGCGCCGTTTTTCTTCGCTGAGTTTGATAACTCGATGGCCAATACGGCGACTGCAGTTCAGCGCACGCTGCTGATCGGGCAAATGCTGGCTACGGCAACCGCAGCACCGGGTATTCCGCAAAAAGTATCGTCTGATTCGGCGGTCGCCGGCATCTGTGGTAGCGGTTCAATGCTGCACAACATGATGACAGCGTATCTGGCCAACGACACGTCAGCGGAAATCTGGATCCTGCCCTTGTCGGACGGCGCTACCGGAACCGTGGCCGCAGCCGGCAAATTACAGGTGGTGACCGCTGCAGCCGCTACCGGGGTGCTGTCTCTCTATATTGCCGGTGTACGTGTGCAACTGACCGTCGTCAGCACTGATGACAAAGTCGCTGTGGCCGCCGCCATTGCAGCGTTGATCAACAGTCAAAGCAAGTTGCCTGTGACTGCAGCGGTAGATGGGGCCGCAACGGATACGGTGAACCTGACGGCGAAAAACAAAGGTGCGCACGGTAACAGCATCGATATTCGCCTGAATTATCTGGGGGCGGCCGGTGGTGAAGAAACCCCGCAGGGCATGGAACTGAAAATTACACCAATGGCCGCGGGTTCTGGCGCACCAGAACTGACGGATGCATTGGGTAACCTACAGGATCGGGCCTTTGACTTTATCGTCAACCCGTACACGGACACCGCGTCACTGGATGCCGTGAAAGAGTTCCTTTCCGATGCCACCGGCCGCTGGTCCTACGCGCAGCAGCTCTATGGCCATTCGTTCGGCGCGCTGGCGGGCACGTATGGTTCTCTGTCCGCCGCCGGCGAAGCGCGCAATAACCAGCATGAGACGCTACTGGGGATCAACGGATCACCGACGCCCGCTTATCTTTGGGCGGCAGCGTTGACCGGGGCGATTGCACCGAGCCTGCGCAACGATCCGGGCCGTCCAACGCAGACGTTGACCATCAGCGGTGTTCTGGCTCCGCCGCTGGAATCCCGCTTCATGCTGACTGAGCGCAATAATCTGCTGTACAGCGGTATCTCAACGTTCACCGTGGCTGATGATGGTTCTGTGCAGGTCGAAAAGACCATCACCACCTACCAGAAGAACAAGTTCGGCGATGCGGATGACAGCTACCTGAACATTGAAACGTTGTTCCTGCTGATGTTCGTGACGCGCTTCCTGCGCACTCAGATCACCTCCAAGTTCAGCCGCATGAAGTTGGCCAACGACGGCACACGGTTTGCGCCAGGCTCGGCCATTGTTACGCCGAATGTGATCCGTGCAGAGCTGATCGCCCAGTATCGCACGCTGGAGTTCAACGGCTATGTGCAGGATGCCGCGGCATTCGCGGAGACGTTGCTGGTGGAGCGTAACAGCAGTAATACCAAGCGGATCGATGTGCTCTGGACCGGCACGCTGATCGACCAGCTGGAAATTTTCGCACTACTCAATCAATGGCGCCGCGCGCAGACCGCAGCATAAGGGGGATTTATGGGAGATACAACTAACCGCCTGGCCGGCACCGCTTACGTTACCATCGACGGTGTGACCGTCATGGTCGCCGGCCAGTTTAAGTACAGCCCTGGCAAAGTGGAGCGATCTACGCTGACGGGGATGGACGGAGTCCACGGTTATAAGGAAAAACCGCGGGCGCCGTTCATTTCTTACCAGGCGCGTGACAGTGGTGGCACTTCGATCGCTCAGATTAACGACTCAACCAATGTTTCTGTTGTCGTTGAGCTGGCGAACGGCAAGACCATCATTGGCGAAAATATGTGGTCCGTGAACACGCAGGATGTTGATAGCGAAGAAGCAACATTTGATGTTCGCTGGGAAGGCGGCTCGGTAACGGAGTATTGATATGGCAGAGCTTGATAAAACCAAAACGATCCCGCTCAGTAAGGCGCTGGAAATGGGCAATGTTCGCTACGAGCAGATTGACCTGAAAGAACCGGCCCTGGCTGAAGTTGAGCAGTTTTATGAACAGCAGAAAAACAAAAACAGCATGGCTGCCATGAAACTGCTGATCGCGTTGAACTCCAGCATCAGCGAGAAAGTATTAGGTGGCATGGCATTTACCGATTACCGGAAATGTGAGGTCTTCCTGATGTCTTTTTTAACCTTCGATCCCTCGACGGATGGCAACAGCTAGCCGCTGAGGTGACGAAGTATTATGGATGGGGGCCACGTGATGCGTGGTCCCTGACCCGTACCCGGTTGAATTTTTGGGCCGATCAGGCTCGTCGAATTGAAAAGCTTAAGGCGGGCAAATAATGGCCAAGTCGTTCGATTTTGAGCTGACGGCGAATGATGAGGCGTCAGCTGCGATATTGCGTATTGAGGAGGTAGTAAAAAACCTCAATCCACTCCTTGATAAGACGCGTGATGCGTTGACACTGGGTGGGCAGGACTCGAGAGACAATCTGGATGATCTGGGCAGCCGATTTGATGTTCTGGCCCAGAATGCCCGCAGCGGTGTGCAGTTCATCGGTGATCTGGTCCCTCCCCTGAAAATGGTAGGGGGGCTCACTCTGGGGCTGGGGGGCGCAGCGGCAGTCGTCAATGTCGTCAAAAACAACCTGACCAACTTTGCCAACACCGGTTACCGCATCGACACCATCGCAAAAAACGTCAGTATGACGGCCGATGCGTTTCAGGAGCTTACCGGCGCCATGGTTGAGAACGGAAGTGCCCGCGAAGCGGCAGAGAGTTCAGTCGGTGATTTGTTCGAAAAGGCGAACGATGCGGCCCATGGCCGAAATGACGGATTTTTAGCGCTTCTCAAACAGCGCGGGGTGGAAATAAGCCTGACCAAGGATGGCCTGGCTGATGTGGGAAAGCTGGTCAACGATCTCAACCGCTCTATGCAGTCGCTGCCCGCCGGCCAGCAAGCACTGTTTGCCAACAAGCTGGGGCTTTCTCCTGAATTGCTCAGCTATTTGCGTAACACCACCAGTGAAGTACAGCGCCTGAAAGATCAGGCACGCCGTGATGGCCTTATTTTTAGCGATAAGGACCTGCAGAACGCGCTGGCGTTTAAACAGCAACTGAACCAGATCGGCGCTGCCTATGATGGGATGTTGCTGAAGGGACAGGCATGGTTAGGCCAATCTGAGACACTGGCGGCGTCGGTAGACCAGATAAAACAGGTGATGTCCAATGGGATGGACAGTGCGGCGGTTGGGTCCATCCTGACCTTTAACCGGGGTGGCCAGCAGGCCGATATTCTTCGCAAGGCACAGGGTGACGATAAATTTAAAGACACGCTTTCATGGAAGGAGCAGCTGGATTTAAAACTGGGCTACGCATCGGAAGATCTGATCAAAAAGCTCAACGGGTATTACAAACCAGTATGGCGCGCGGATCGGTTAAAAGGGGATTTGGATAAAATTTCCGGAACGCCGGCGGCCGGTACGGGTGTATCGATGCCGTATGGTCAGCCTGGGAATAATGCGCTGGGTTTGCGCAATAATAATCCCGGAAACCTGCGCGCGGCGCCAAATTCCACGGGAAGAAATGGCGGATTTGTCACCTTTGAAAACCCCGGGGATGGGTTAGCAGCGCTGTCACGCCAACTGATGTTATTCGGTGATCGTGGGAATAACACGTTGAACCGTATGATCAGGACGTATGCACCGCCCAATGAAAATATCACCCAGGCATATATTGATGACGTGGCAAAACAAACGGGCTTTAACTCAGCTGAACCGCTGGACCTACATTCACCAGAGGTACTGGAAAAACTTATTCCTGCCATTATCAAGCATGAGAACGGTGCTCAGCCGTACTCATCGGACGAGATTTCGAAAGGGATCTATGATTCTGTGAATGATGCGCGCTGGAGTGGCTTGCGGGATCAGAACATTTTATTTGGCCAGCGCCAGTCAGGAAATTTTGATTTTGGCGATACTACGGTGCCGCTATCTGCTCAGCCGCCAAAGGCAGCTGATACGCAAGCCTCGCTGTTCTCACCCAATAGCCCAGATAGTGAGGCATTGGGCCAGATCACTGAGGCCATGTCGAAGGCGATAGATGAGAATAAGTTCCAGTTGGAAATAACCATGGTGAACCCTCAGACCGGGGAGCGCCGAAAAGTGCAAACGGATGGTGGGGGGCGTGTAGCGCTGTCCATGCAATCATTAAGTTAAACCCGCTTCGGCGGGTTTTTTATTTCAGGAGGCTGGATGGCTCTGATCAACGATGCACTGTCTTCACTATTGGGCAGTGGCGAGAGCTGGGACTGGTTTGAGCATATTCACCCAGCATCCTTCCGCGGCGTGCCTTTTGCTGTAGTCAGCGCGGAAGGGGTGTTTGGCCGCCGGCAGGCAGTGCATGAATATCCCTATCGCAACACGGCCTGGGTTGAAGATTTGGGGCGCGGCACCCGGAAAATGACCCTCCGCGGTTTCATTGTGCACAACAGCCTGGCATATGACGCGCCCGATGTGATCACCCAACGTAATTCGCTGGTGGCCGCCTGTGAAATGGAGGGCGCCGGCACGCTGATCCACCCGACGCTGGGGGAGCTCACTGTCAGCGTTCCTGATGGTGGCCTGCGAGTGCTGGAAAGTGTGGATAACGGGCGATCATTCGAATTCACACTCACCGTCATTGAGTCGGGCCTGAAGGTTTTTGCCATTACCGGCAGTACCCAGGCGGCTTCTCTGGTTCAAACCAATTGGCTCCGCACTGGCATCATGGCAGCCACCAAATTCATCGCAACGGTGAAGGGCGAGATCAGGAGCGTCACCCAAGCCATCAAGACGCTGCGCAACACGGCAGCATTTTGGGGAAATATGGTGAAAGGTACGGCCAATGAAGTGACGAACTTAAGCAATGTACTGAAGTCCACCTTCGGCAGCGCGCGCTATGGGCGGTACAGCAAGGGCAGTGTAGGTGGTGGGGTTTCCGGTTCTACCGGAGCGATTAACCGGGCAGAGGACACCGAGGATTACGCCGGGCTGGTTCATCAAAAAATGGCGGAGGCGGTGACTGGCCGTGCAAAGTTGCTGACCCTCACGGCCACCTTCGAGAGTGTGGCCGCAGTCGATGCTTTTCCTGTCGATGCGAGAGCGATCATTGATGAGGTGATTTCGGTAAGCGGCAGCGTTGAGGAAAAGATCCGCATGCTGGAATCCTTGGCCTCATACCGAAACGCGACGTTTTACGCGACAGATGCTGAAAATGCCATTGCTCAAAGTGCCACGATCCTGCTCTGCGTTTTATCCGCCGGTGCCCTGGCTGTGGTGGCGGCAGACTATGAGCCCTCAAGCTATGACGATGCCATTTTGATGTTAAACCGCGTCTGCGACACGCTGGATGACGTTTTACTGATGGCGGCCGATACCGGCGACGATGACGACTATCTCAATTTGCTGGAAACCCGAAACGCCCTCGTCAATGCGTACGGGCAGAAAGGTGCGGAACTGAGTTCGCTGACTCAAGTTGTTATGTCCGCGTCATTGCCGGCATTAACGCTTGCCAATCGCCTATACCAGAACGCTGCGCGCGGGGATGAGCTTGTGCAGTCAGTTCAGCCGCGCCACCCAGCCTTTATGCCGGTGAAATTCAGGGCACTGCGAAAATGAAAGATGAACTGATATTGAAGGTGGGCAACAAGATCATTCAGGGCTGGGACGACGTCAGGGTAACGCGCGGCATTGAACGTTTACCCTCTGATTTCGATCTGTCGCTGATGGACTACTACCCAGCTACAAACGAGAAGCAGCTCGTTAAAAAGGGAGACGCGTGCCAGATCATGTTGGGTAATGACTTGGCGATGACAGGATACATCGATCGCTGGGCACCGACTTTATCAAAGTCGCGCCATGAAGTGAGGGCAACAGGCAGGAGCAAATGTCAGGACCTGGTTGACTGCTCTGCAGAGTGGCCTAATAACGTCATCAGTCAGGCCAACGCGCTGCAAATCGCTCAACGTCTGGCGTCTCCCTACGGCATAAAGGTCAGCTCTGACGTGACGGACCTGGTGACGGTGCCGCAATTCACGTTGAATTGGGGCGAATCCTCGCAAGAAATTATCGACAGGATCAGCCGGTGGGCGGCGTTGCTCTATTTCGATACCCCTGACGGCGATCTGCGATTGACCCGGGTGGGAACCCGCAAGGCCGCCAGCGGGGTGGCGCAGGGTGAGAACATTGAAAGCGCCTCGCTGATGGACTCGATGGATGAGCGATTCTCCGACTATGTCGGGGTATCGATGTCGATGACTCCCGCGATGGAACTCTCGCCTGATAGTGGATATTCAGCGGTAACACTGGCCAAAGCGCGAGATCCTGAAGCGGCAAAAATGCGGTATCGCAACCGGATCATCATCGTTGAGAGCACGATGAATTCCCATGGTCAGGCGCAGAACTGCATTGACTGGGAAATGAACCGCCGATATGGACGGTCCCGGCAACTGCAGGTAACAGTGGACAGCTGGCGCGATAAGGACGGCAAACTGTGGGAACCCAATACCCTCATTCCTATCAAGATCCCCACGTTTGGGCTCCCTGATGAGCTGTGGCTCCTTTCTGAAGTGACGTTTATTCGTAATGGATGGGAAGGGACCACGGCGCGGATGGTGCTCATGCCGCCGGAGGCTTTTGCGGTACAGCCGTACCAATTTTACAGTCAGGTGCAGGAGCTTAATCGATGAGTGGCGATATTTTGAGACAACTCGGGCGCCGCGTATCCATGATGCTCGGCATCGGCCGGATCACCGGACACAGCGACGCCGGCGGCATTCAAAAGCTGCAGTATCAGACGCCGCTGGAAGTGCGTGGCGGAACCCCACGCATGGCCGAATTTGGCTTTTCTTCAGGTTTGCCGGTGGGTACCGATGTTGTGCTCGCCTATTTGGGCGGAGATCGCTCCAGCGCCGTGATTGTGGCCAGCAACAACCAACAATACCGGCAGTCTGGTTTAAAGTCCGGTGAAACGGTCATTTATAACCAGTGGGGCATGTTCATAAAGCTGACTGAGACCGGTATTGAAGTCGAAGCAAAAGGTCAGACGGTGACGGTTAGCAATGCATCCACTGTAACGATTAATGCAGCGGAGGGCGTTCTGATGAATACGCCAGTCCTGAAGGTGACGGGCGATGTTATCGATAACTGCGAAAGCAATACCGCCACGCTGAAACAGTTGCGTGATGGCCACAATGATCACGACCACGTCGTGAAAAACGTCCAGAGCGGCAACGATGAGAAAACCAGCGAGAAACCCGGGGAGCCTGTTGAATGAGTGATATCAGTTCTTTCTGGGACGTTGAACGGCTGGCCGCGGACTGGCGTGAGGGGCGTGGCGATCTGATGAATGGTGATGATCTGCAGACCTCGATCATTATCAGCCTTTTTACCGATCGCGTTGCTCGTGATGACGACGACATTGATGGTGATGATCGCCGGGGCTGGTGGGGGGATGCGGACGAGGAGCATGACATTGGTTCCCGTCTGTGGTTGCTGAGGCGGCAGAAACTGACGCAGTCGGTCGCGCAAAAGGCAGAAGAGTATTCCCGAGAGGCTCTGCAATGGCTGGTGACTGATGGCGTGGTGTCGTCGTTCTCTATCGCTACTCAGATCGTCTATCCCCGCCGGCTGAACATGGTGATCCGCTATCAGAGGCCGGGGAATGGTGACGATACGGATATGCGATTCTTTTGGGTTTGGGAGCAATAAATTATGCCATTCAAGCGGCCTACATTAACTGAGCTGCGTGAGAAGAACCGCACACAGCTCCAATCAGAGCTCCGTAAAACCGGCTCACTTTTGCGCTATTCCAATATGCGGGTGCTGGCGGATGCCGATGCCGGCTTGGCGCATCTGCATTACGGTTATCTGGATTATATCGCGCTGCAGGCAACCCCATTTAACTCAACGGACGAATGGCTTTCCGGCTGGGCCGGGTTGAAAAGTGTCTACCAGAATGCCGCCAATCCGGCATCCACCCCGTCGTATCAGTTCAGCGGCACTGTAGGGGCGCCGGTAAGCAAAGGTGCGGTGTTGCGCCGCGGTGACGGCTACCGCTATCGGTTGGATGATGACGTGGTCATCGGTGCCGACGGGAAAGGGTACGGTAAACTGACGGCTTTACTTCCCGACATCATCGATGATCCGACAGGCGGCGGTATTGACGGAAATGCCGATGCCGGAACCTCCCTGACGCTGGATATTTCCCTGCCTGGTATCGACGCCAGCGGCGTGATGATGGATCCGGCAACTGGCGGCGCCGATATCGAAACGCAGGAAAGTTTGCGCGCCCGCATGCTGCTGGCATATCAAAACCCGCCGCAGGGCGGCAGTGATACGGATTACGAGCAATGGGCGCTGGCTGTGCCTGGTGTTACGCGCTGTTGGCCTAAACGGCGGCTGATGGGCGCCGGCACCGTTGGGGTGTACATCATGTGCGACGGCAACGATGAAACCAACCACGGCTTTCCTGTCGGCACTGACGGCATATCCCAGTTTGACAGCTGGGGGGCGCAAAAGGCGACCGGGGATCAGGGCCGCGTGGCGGATTATATTTACCCGTTGGCACCGGTGACCGCCATGGTTTATGTCTGTTCTCCCGTGGCCAAATCAGTCAATTTTGAAATCAGTGGGATCAGCAATGTTGGCAGCGTTATCACCGCGGCCATTGCGGCTGCGATCGACAACGTTTTTTTTGAAGGAGGCACGCCGGACGGCACCGGTAAGATTTTTCTTTCAGATCTGAACAGGGCGATCGGGGACATTGATGGTACCGCCGGCTTTATCCTGGTTTCGCCGGCGGCGAATATCTCGCTTGGCGTGGGGGAATTGCCAGTACGCGGTGAGGTGAATTATACATGAGCCAGTTTACCGCTGAAAATTACCAGCACGCGTTGCAGGCGTTGATACCAACCGGTTTGGCGTGGCCACGTGATCCAGACAGTGTCCAGGCGGCAGTGATCCGGGCATTAGCAAATGCCTTCCTGCGTAGTGACAATGATGCGATAGCGCTTTTAGTCGGCGCTTTTCCTGAAACTGCCACGATCCTGCTGACCGAGTGGGAGAAAACTCTCGGTTTGCCGGATGATTGCTCGATCGGTGAGGTAGACACGATTGCCAAGCGTCAGGCGGCAGTGGTGTCAAAATTCATCAGTACGGGCGGCCAGTCCAGAACGTACTTTGTGAGTATCGCCCGGGCGCTGGGTTACAACATCACGATCAATGAATACCGCCAGGCCCGCGCGGGGCTCTCTGTCTGTGGGGATGGGCTTAACGGTGACGACTGGCCATTTGTATGGCTGGTGGAGGCCGAGGAAACCACGATCACCTACGCGCGTGCGGGAATGAGCTACTGCGGTGACCCGCTGCGCTCCTGGGGCAACCGGCAGCTTGAATGCCGTATGAATGCCCTGGCGCCGTCGCACACCATCGTGAAGTTCGGTTACATCAATTTCGGCTTTAACGACGAAGGTGTTTATAACGTGACACCTGAGTTTGCCGAAATATTCGATATAGCCTCAGGCAATATTTAAAGCCCATTTAATCATCATTATCAATCGTTTAATCAGCGAGGATTTGTCATGCAAAAAGTTGGAAGTGTTACAGAAACAGCAGACCAAAATGCAGAGTTTACGAATGGCAACGTTGCCCAAGGGGTGCCGCCAACCATTTTAGAAGCGGCAATTTTTAATACGTGGCAACGTGAAATGTGTAATGTTGTGGTGGGGAGTGGTATTCCTCTCGATCCTGCAGATGATGGACAGATTTTAAAGGCAATAAAAAAAACGAATAAAGACCAAGCACCTGCTGCATTGTCTGGAAATGGATACCAGAAACTTCCATCAGGTTTGATTATTCAATGGGGAAGTGGTATTGCCGATTCTGATGGTAGGAAGCGAGTAAATTATCCTACACCATTTTTAACTTCTGTGTATCAAGTTATCGTATCTCCAACAAACAAAAATGATAACAATGCATTCGTTCTTGCAAATGTTGACAATACCAACTATCAATTGACGTATTTTGATATGGTTAGTTATATTTTTGACATGGATTCAGGTCAGGGCAGAAAAGACTCGAACGGGTTTACATGGATTGCGATAGGGAAATAGCAGGGTTACCCCTGCTTCAAAATGGATTTTGTGATCTTTTTCCCCATGATTTTATTTCTTATGTACCTCTGTGCATTAGTTTCTAGATAATAATGGCTGATTAAACTTAAAGGTATTAGAATTACCATGAATATAATTATTGAGTTGGGTGAGTAAAATATTTCTCGGCTATAACCTAAGGCATCGGAACATAAAGAAAATGTTATTTGCAGTGGGAAGTGAATGAGGTATGAAGAGTAGCTGATATCGCCAATCCAGCGAATTTTAGCAAACATATTATTGCAAGCTGGAATTGTGCTCAATGTGACCAAGAAGTAAATTGTTGTTGTAAATCCGCAGGATGTTATTACGAAAATATTCGATGAGAAAAAAGCAGAAACAATATACCAAGCGAAGACTAATAGTATGGAGCTTAAAATAATCGGGGTAAAGCCAGTGAGATTGTTTATTGTTAGCTTTGTTATTTTGTATGTGGCAGCACCACAGAAGAAGGAAAACAAACCAATGCCTATTTTATAGTTTTCAGGAAAAATGAAGTACCCGACCAATATAAGTATGGGGATTAGTGCTAGTCTGATTTTACCAAGTCTGCAAATAATGAAAAAAACGCCATAAAGCATAATTTCTATAGACACGGACCAAACAGGAGCATTGAACGACCATCCGCTTTCAAAACCCCATGCAGGAATCATTAATATATTTAGTATTGCGTGGTATAAATCATTTTCTTGGTAAACAAAGTACGAGCCATTATGAGATAAATAAAATCTCTGTAAAAATAGCACCACGAAGAATGTTGTTATGTATAATGGGTATAGACGGCTAAATCTCTTTGCGGAAAATTCCTTTATACTTATTTTTTTATCAGCAATGGATTGAGAATACAGCCAGTAAAAAATGAAGCCTGAAATGCAAAAGAATAACTCAACAGCAGAATCACCATGTCTGTATAGTAAGCTTAATGCACCAAAAAAAGGCTGATTCTCTGATATGAAGTCTTTTGGTTGATCACCGACATAGAAATAATGTTGCCAATGCCAAAAAACAACAGAAATTGCCGCGATCCCCCTTAATACATCTAAGGAGTATAATTTACTTGGCAATTCTCTACTCATTTTATCTCTGCCCCAATTGCTTTCATTTTTTCAATGATGTGAGATAGTTCTTTGTCATTTAATGCAAGCTGTGCTGCCATAAAAAAAAGTATGTGAGGAGACATTGCTCGCGGCTCAGCACCACCGGTGTATTTACGCCACTGGCTATTGCTGGCTACACCCGCAAGGTCTGCCATTTGTGTGCCAGTATATCCAAGCTCTGATTTTAAATTTTCCAGATCTTCAGGAGCGGGAGGAGTGTATTCGTTGATTAATCGCATTCTGCACCTATCAAAAAGCCCCTTCCGGGGCTTCTCGTTAAATAAATTTGATGATGATGGTTGTCACTGTTGCCACCGCTCCGATTAACCCCGTGGCGACTGCAACCGGATACCACATTGTTTCTCTGTTAATTTTTGCTGTTTCAGCCATCAGCTTTGCAATTTCAGCGTGAATCTTTTCCAGCTCGGCGGTGGTCATGTCGGTCATCTCGTTCTTCCTTTCGGGTTGGGCTGCGGCCTTTCCGCTACCTCATGTAATAAATAATAGCCCCATTGGTGCTAGTTGTCAACAGTCAATCTCTGCCGTTTATACGGCCCTATGGAACTAACTATGGCCCAACGATACAACACCTTAAATCCCCGGCCTTCAAACAGCATGAAGGACCTCAATGATAATGCCCTTGCCTATGATGACTTTTTGAATGGTGATGAAGATGTAGCGCATGATCGCTTTCAGAAACCGTTCCCGACGGTTCGCAAACAGGTATCGGAAAGGATTGATGAACTTGTTGGAGCTACCGCGAATGCAGCGCAATCAGCAGACAGAGCAGAGGAAGCTTTAAAAAATACCGAAGCGGTGAGTGATAATGAATATACGTTTTCTAACGTGGCGGCTGGTATCGCTGGGACTCCGTCAGGAGGGTATTTCCGCATACCAGGTGGACCTGATGACCTTGCGGCGTTCTATTATTTTTTGAACGATAACGGCACCGCTATCCAAGTTTCCCAAACTGTTGGTGCTGCTGCTGTGGCCTCTGCGATAGAAATGGCCAGGCTTATTGATAACCGTACAGCTGGGTTAAATTCAATCTTCACTCGGGACGGAAAGGTTATTTTTGGTGATCCTCGAGGGCGTCAATCGCTACTCATTGAGAAAAACGGTGATAAAACGTTGTTCGGAAAAACCAAGGCGTACCTGATAAATATCGCCGACAGGCTGTTATTCGGAGAGATGGCGCAAATGTCCACGATTGGCTCCGTATATAAATGGGGGCTGATGGGCAGCAATTTCCGGGTGGCATTCGGCATGCGCAAAGACAATCGGACTGTCGAGCTTCACGGCATCCCTTTGACGACTCAGCGCGGTGCCTTACCGAATGACGTGGCTGTTGCTGGCGATTCAATCTCTCAGTTTGGGCTTGCAGCATCACAGCCTAACGCGAAAGGAAAAATCTACGAGCCTCTGGTTAATGCGCAATGTTGGACAGCATGGGCAATGCTTTTCACCGGAGGCCGGTTCCGTTATGTGGGGACATACGCGACTGGCGGCTATACCGCTGCGCAAATCCTCGCGACACATATCCCGCGCGTTATTGCAGCAAAACCCACATTTTGCATCGTACTGGCTGGCCGTAATGATGTTGTTAAAAGCCTGGATTTTGAGACTGTAACTCGCCCAGCTTTAACCAAAATCTACAGCAAACTGCGCCGTGCGGGGATCATTCCCGTTGTGTGCACGATGTCAGCGCAGTCGGGAAATTCGGAGGCGCAGGACGTCTTGCGTTATGAAATTAATGCATTCCTCCGCGCGTATGCTGCCAAATATGGGTTACCCCTTGTTGACCTGCACGCCGCCACAACAGACCCATTAACTGGCCAGTGGATCGCTGGGTATAACCAGGACGAATCCCACCCGTGGCCTGTTGCTGCTAAGGCCATGGGGAAGGCGATAGCTGACACGATGAGCCAGTGGATTGCCCCTACGATCCCGCGAAAAGCCGTCTCTGTGACGACCCCGGAAAACAGCGACAACATTCTGCCCAACCCATTATTCATCCAGCAAACTGATGGCGTCCCTAATGGGTGGGTGGTCGATTCCTCCGGCACCTTCAGCGTTGAGAATGATCCTGACATTCTGGGCAATGCTTTCGTTATGGTCGGGGCCGGGTCTTCAATAGCTGCAGCGCACCGGACATTACCGGTCACCGGCGGGCAAAAATATGGCTTCGGTGTGGAGCTGAAAATTGCCGCAAATATTTCCAGCTGGGTGTCATTCTACGTCGTTGTGGGAAATTCCACTGCAGATACCGACAGCACCGTGTACCTGGCGGGCATTCGAAACTGGAAACAGTCTACTGACGGGTATGGGTATTTTTACTACGAATTTACTGCGCCTGATGATGCAACAGAAATCACCATAGTAGCCAAAGCCCAAGATGGAACGCTGCGTATTGCTCAGGGTGGCGTGTTAAAAATCACTGAAATTTAAGGGAACACGATGACTTTTAATTTTGATACCTCATCCGCTTATGATGACGAGTACCCGTTTGCCTATCCAGTGATGGCGATGAACCGGGATACCAGCGTAGGCACCTTCGCAATGGACGGTAAAACCGACTATAGCGGCCAGGGCAATAACCTGCTCACTAACGCAGAATTCAACGATGAGGGAATGGTGTGTGTGAAAACCGGCGGAGGGGCAATAATCCCCGTCGTGGAGCCGGAAAATGTAACGCTCGTCATAGCGTTAAAAATACTGGCCAAGCCGGCCGCGGCCGCGAATATTATTTCGACGGTGACGCCGGGTAGTGCACCGTTCACTGGATTCAGGGTTACACAGCAGCCTGATGGCTCGGGTTCTGTTCTGGTTGCGACTTCGACAGGAACAGTCACCCTGAGTCTTGGCGGGATCACCGGAGCATGGACGATGTTTGCCGTTTCTATCTCAGCCACTGAGATCATCGGCATGCGCGCGAACGGTAACCCGTTGCCCATGGCAATCACTAACGGCCGTTCCGTTAGCGGTAATCAGCTGGTGTTCAACGGTGCCCCGGCAGGCAGCCAGTTAACGGATGGTTTTGAGGGGGCTGGCGGTGGCGTTGCCGTCTATAACAGTGTGCTGACGCCAGCGGAGATGCTTGACGCGCTAAATGATATGCGCGATTCGATGGCCGCCAAAAATATACCCGTGCCGTAAATAGCCAGAGGCCGGGATGGACCCCGGCTCAGCACAACTATCTTTCGTTATCGATCAACGTCCTGCGTTCGGTCACTGAAAAACCGCCACTGACTGCATGAAAAATGTACACCTATGCATGCTGTACTATACTTGTGAGGCCGTCGGCGACAGGAATCACTACTGTACCGGCTAGTGCACTAAGAGCTGTGAAATGAGTATCCAGCGGGGACCAGTTTCCCCCTCAGGTGACAGACAGCGCTTACTGATGTCCATGTTATAACTGCAGGAGATAAGCAATGAATACGTTTCGTGAACTGAGTGCTGAAGAAATTGAATCGGTGGCAGGTGGTGGTTTGGTGGGAGATCTTTATGCTAGAGGTATGGAAGCCCTGGATGGTGTGGGAATAAACATTCCCCCAGTAGCAACCCCACTAGTCACCGGTATTGATAATGCGGTTGAATACACAGTTGATACGGTCTCGGGGGTTGTTGGTGAAACAACTGATTTTCTTGGTCAAGTAATCTCCTGGTAATGTAATATTTATCTGATATACAACATCATACCCAGACTGCACTCTGAAACGCCCTCTTAGCTAAAACTAAGCGCAGGCCAGTCAAAGTTTGATTGCCCTGCGCTTTGTTAAAAATAAAAATTTGCCCCCGACGCCGACCTCGCAATGTCGAGCGGGTTGGATATCGGTAGGAAGCGGTATCTTTAGGTGCTGACCGCCTGGCGGAGAATCGGTAGCTATTGACGGATCTTTTCGAAAATATCAAATAGTTACGCTGGCGGAATGGTGCTGACCACCCCGGCAAATTGTCTATTTTTAATCAACCAACTGCACGGCGTTGTTTTCGATACCGGCTTCGATGTAATCGACACGCTTCTGCAGTTCGCGGATCAGCTCCTTGGCAACGTCCAGGCGGATCATTACCTCTTGGTCTGGGTAGGTCGTCGATTTCTCAGCGCAGACATATGACATTGTGTCTGTGAATGATGAGTGCAGCAAAACAAAGCGGCCAAAGGCGCTATGGTCTGCTTGAAAGTCGGTTAGCTGTCGCATGCCGCTGATTTCGTCTTGAGGTTTCATGTCTTGGACTCGGTAAGTTTTTACTGGTTATTTGTACAGTCATGTTATTCTTTGGTCAACTTCGATTTCTGCAGTTGGTCGAATTTTTCGTGTAGCGATTTCGGGTATAGTTCGGTGTAAACCTGCCAAAGTATATTCAGCGATCGATGCCCTGTAACCTGGGCCACTTCCTCGATGCTGAATCCCGCCTCAAAAAGCCGGCTGGCTCCCTCCCGACGCAAGTCGTGGTAACGTAGGTCATCAATGCCAAGTGCGTCTCTAACCTGTCGGTAAGTCTGAGTAACGCTCCTACTGTTAAAGGGAAACACGCGAGCATCGTTTCTCGGCTGGCGGTGAAGGATAACCCAAGCATCACCAAGTAGCGGAACGGACATGTGATTACCAATTTTCTTGCGAGGATCTTTCCTGTCTCTTACCAAAACCGATTTTTGCTTTTCATTCACATCGTCCCATGTGATCTTACAAACCTCGCCGATACGCATACAGGTTAATATCGAAAATAGAAATATGTCTGCGAATGGGGTTCTGTTATAGGAGCCAAACTCCTTCTCTTTGAGTCCAGACAGGAGAAGTTCAGTCTCGGTGCGAGTAGGGCGCCGACTCCTCTTCTGCGAAGGTCCTACCACACGCATTTGTGAAAGATTCTTTCTGGCTAGTTCGTACGCCTGCAGGTCAACGTCTATGTTAAATATTGGCTTGGCGGCCTTGAGGACTGAGCCAATGTACGCCAAATCTTGAGCCACTGTTGCTGGCCCTGCACCGTTCCTTCTGCGCTGCTCACAGTGCTCGATAAAAACAGAAGCAGTGAGTTCTGTGATAGGGCTGGTTGCGATCTCTGATCGGGATAGCAGTTTAAGCACATCAGTTTTAGAGCGCCCATATTTTATGTTGGGGTGTGTTGTGTATTTCTGGATCAAATCCCCCAAGGTAGTATGTGTTGACCGCTCATCATCAGGGGTGCCATTGGCTTCGATGTGTGCGACACGTCCCATGCCCCATGATTTCGCCTGTGAGAGTTTGCCGAAGGTTTTGTTTTCACGATATACGTAATTACCGGCTTGCTTCACCCCTACAGTGCATCTATAGCGGGGTGTGCCATCCGACCGCATCCTCTTCTCAACCGTATAAAAGGCCAT